AAAATAGATTTACAATATTACTTTGATACAAAATGGCACTCATCGTAGGAAATCAAAAAAAATCTAAACCATTAGCTAACGTTAATAAAGAGTTACTTAATTTAAAGGGCGATTTAACTGACGAAGAGGCAAGGGTTAGCCTTGCTAAATTCCTAAGATATAATCTTGGTTTTACTACAGAGCTATCAATGGGCTTAACATTAGAAGCCTACCAAGAATTAACGCTGAATTCTTTTTTTAATAGAAATTACTGTATGTTAGTTTGGGGTCGTGGTGGTGCTAAAAGTTTTTGCGCTGCGATCTATTGTATTCTTAAATGTATGTTAGAGCCTGGAACTAAAATACTTATTGCATCTATTAACTTTCGTACTAGTCGCCGTGTTTTTAATGAAATTGAAAAATTTTTAATGTCTCCAGGCGCGGCCTTAGCCAGACAATGTTTTGGTTTAAAAAGTAAGCGGAATGACCAATACGAATGGCAAATTAATGGTGGCAGCATCACAGCTATTCCACTAACTGGAGAAAAAATTCGTGGTATCCGCGCTAACGTACTTATTTTGGATGAGTTTTTACTTTTACCTCCGGATATTATTGACAATGTTCTTATTCCATTCTTGAGTTCTCCAAGAGATGTAGGCGAACGTATTCGTATTAGAAAATTAGAAGAAGAATTAATAAAAAAGGGCTTGCTACATCCAGATAATAGGCATATCTTTGAGAATACATCTCAAATGTTATGTTTAAGTTCTGCAAGTTATACCTTTGAACATTTATTTCGCGTTTATCAACAATGGTCACATTTAGTAGAACACCCAGACGAGCAAGAGTCTAAAGAGGGAGAGCTTCCTGGGACATATTTTATTTCTCAATTAAGTTACGAAGCTTTGCCTCAACACATGGTAGATCAAGGCGCGATTCAAGTTGCTAAAAGTGGTGGGAGTTCACATCATTCTTTCTTGCGTGAATATTGTGCTCGTTTTATTGATGGCGGGGATAGTTATTTTTCACCTAAAAAAATGCATGAGTGTACGATCTCAGACGGAGAGTATCCAACTACTAAAGTGGTTGGCGATAGTGATAAAAAATATATTCTGTCAATTGACCCTAACTTTTCGTCTTCTAAAGTTGCCGATTATTTTGCCATGAGCGTTATTGAGTTAGACGAAGAAAAAAAACAAGGCGTATTAGTTCATGGATACCAAGCCGCAGGGTCATCTTTGCAAGATCATATAAAATATTTTTATTATTTATATAAAAACTTTAATATTGCCTTGATTATTATCGACCATGCGGGTGCAGATACTTTTATAGATGCGGTAAATAATTCACAATTTTTTAAAGACATGAATCGCAAAGTTGGGTTTGTAGATTTTGATTCTGATAAAGAAAATGAAGATTACACAAAGATGTTAAAAGACTGTGCTCGTCAATATAATAAAGATTTTGGCAATATATGTATTAAACAATATTTTACAAGTTTCTTTTTGGGTCGCGCTAACTCTTATTTACAAACTTGTATTGATCATAAAAAAATATGGTTTGCTTCGCGCGCGAGTAACCATCCTGATATTTTAGAAAATATTTTTACAATGAATCTTCCGATGGAGTATATATATCCTAGAGGTATTGGAGAAAAAGCGGATAATGAATATGAAACAAAGAAATTGACCGTACGCGAATTTATAGAAGAACAAGATTTTATCGTCCAAGATACTAAAGATCAGTGCGCTAACGTTGAAGTAACCACAACATCTAGGGGTACTCAAAGTTTTGATTTACCGTCTCATTTAAGAAAATCTACAAGTATAAATAGGGCTAGAAAAGATAACTATACTACCCTTATGCTTGGAAATTGGGGTGTTAAAGCTTATTTTGATATAATGGCTCCAGAGAATTTTGCAAAGAAAAATACAGAGTTTGTCGCAGAATTAATCTAATAAAATATCAGATTTCGGTGTAATAGACTGTTATAATAAGTTATGGCGCGTAATACCAATAAAAATATTAAGTTCCCAGAACCACAGGTAATTGAAGGGTCTATAAAATCAAAAGATACTATAGAAGTCAAAGCTAGTCGTGGGGAAGTGAATACTTCCGTAAGAAGAAATCGGGCATCAACAATTTCTAGAACTGATAAATATGCAAATATTGAAGGTGGGGTAATTCCTTTTATTTATGGCGGCGGCTATGGTAAATATACCTCAAATATTAGTATAAAAGACACTATTATTTTATGTCAAAAGGCTTATTATAATTTTTCTATTTTTAGAAATACTATTGATTTAATGACCGAGTTTAGTTGCTCGCCTATTTATTTTACTGGTGGAAATGAACAATCCCGTAAATTTTTCCAAGCATGGGGAGATCGTGTTAATTTATGGAAATTACAAGATATGTTTTTCCGTGAATTTTTCCGTAGTGGAAATGTATTTTTATACAAATTAAACGCACAATTTACCAAACAAGACATGCGCGTTCTTACTGATTTAATTACTACAGAGGCGCGTACGGGAGAAATTCCGGTTAGATATATTATTTTAAATCCTGCTGATATCCAAGCGATTGGATCAGCTTCATTTATTACTCCTCAATATATTAAAGTTTTAAACGATTTTGAAATGCAAGTTTTAACAAATCCAGATAATGAACAAGATAGAGAACTTGCTCAAAGAGTTAAGAATGTAAGAGATTTAAAAACTACTAGCAATATTACCCAATCAAATCAATACATGATATTTGAATTAGATCCAGAAAGATTTATTCCAGTATTTTATAAAAAACAAGATTATGAACCATTTAGCGTCCCGATGGGTTTCCCAGTTCTCGAAGATATTAACTGGAAGCAAGAACTTAAAAACATGGATATGGCAATCAGCCGTACAATACAGCAAGCAGTCTTATTGGTTACAATGGGAAATGATGAAGTCGGTATGCCGACTAAAGAACAAATCGGAACGTTAAGAAAAATTTTCGAAAATGAAAGCGTGGGCCGTATTCTGGTAACTGACTATACAACTAATATTAAATTTATTATCCCAGAAATCAGTAATATTCTTGATCCTAAAAAATATGAAGTTGTTGATCGTGATATTCGTTATGGTTTAAATAATGTTCTTTTTGGCGAAGAAAAATATGCTAATACTAATACTAAAATAGAAGTATTTTTATCAAGATTAAAGCATGCGCGTGAAACATTTATGAATGAGTTCATTTTACCAGAAATGAAAAAAATTGGTAAAAATCTTGGTTTTAAAAATTTACCAGTCGCACGTTTTAAAGACTCTGACTTTAAGAGTGACGCAAATTTAACGCGCGTTTATTCAAGACTTATAGAATTAGGCGTTCTTACTCCAGAAGAGGGGATTACGGCTATAGATACTGGAAGATTACCCCTACCCGAAGAAAGCGTCGAATCTCAACAAGAATTTCGAAAACTTCAAGAGGACGGTTTATACCAACCACTTTTGAATAAAGGTCAACAAGAACCAACTGGAAGACCTACGGGAACTGGAACCCCACAGACAACTAAAGCCCCAAGAACGGCGCCAACTGTTCAAGCATCGGAAGTAAAACCTAAAATTAACGCGGATCTTGTAGCCAAAAATCTAGTAAAATTTGATAATTTAGTTGAAGCAGTTGAAACAACTTTAAAAGAAAAGTATGATCGTAAAAGATTAACCAAAGAACAAAAAGAAATTATTCAAACAATTGCAGAAACAATTGCAACAAATGAATCTCCAAAAGACTGGGTGAATAAAATTAATGATTATATTAATAAACCAGTCCAATTAAATGTAAATATGGAAAAAATTAATGAAATTGCCGCTGAATATGGGTTAGATTATAAAACAGCAATTTTATTGTATCATAGCAAATTAGATTAATATGGCAAAAAGTTTAATAAGAAAAAATCAATTACATCCAGACGTAGGCGATTTGGTAAGCGGGTACGGATCTGGATATTTTGTCACTTTTGATGAACTTGATTTTATATTAGACGAGTACAATCCAGAAATTGAATTAACTGGTCAAAATGTTGTTTATACAACTGGTACCCAAACAATCAGTGGTCAAAAATCTTTTGCTACTAGGCCAAGATTTAACGGTTCTGGTTTAGCAACAACTGGAGAATTGGGTGGCTCAACATCATTTAATGGAAATAGGCAAATTACTGCAAATGTTCAAGGTTTTTTAGGGGTAAATCCTGGTGGTAATGATGTAGTATCTTTTCTTAATAATGTTTTTTACCCATTTATAAGTGGTTCAATTACTTTAAATGGCTTCGCAGTTCAAGAGCTTGGTACAACAACAGTTTCCATTCCTTTTGTTGGAACTATAAATACAGGAAGTTTAAGTTTAACCGGATTCACAAATGTAGAGGGTTATGTAAATAATACGGGTCGTCTACCTTTACTTTCTCCAGTTGTTCAAAATTTTAATTTTCCTGTTGGGGTTAATTTAAATTCTACATCTAATAATGTTTATATAAAAGCAACTGGTAGAAATCAAAATAATAACCCGATTGAAATTCAAAGTAACACACAAAGTATTACATTCGAAGCTCCTTACTATTGGGGGTCTGGACAAGATAATTTGACATCTACTCAAATTACTGGAGCGCCAAGAACTAAAGTTGTTTCAAGTCGTCCTAACCCTATTACATTAACATATAATACAATTAATAGTCGTTTTTGGTTGGCATATCCTTCTGGTTGGGGGCCTTTAACTTCTATAATAGATCCAAATAATTTTAACATAACATCAAGTTTTACTGGTTCGGGCATGTTGTTAAATCTAGTAAATGGATCTACACACCCATATTTAGTATATAAATCTTTAGTCAATTCAACAAATTCTAATTTTCAAATTAGATTCAATTTTTAATTTATGGGCATACAAGTATCTACAAATTTTGACCTATCATCACAAGTCCCCCTGGATTCAAGGGCGATTGTTGCTACTACTGGCGAAAGGAACGCATTAGCAGCAAATAATAAAGCTTATGCAGGACTTACTGTATATGTAACTGGAGAAAATAAATATTATTATTATGATACTACTAATTCTTGGGTAGAATTTGGTTCTTCTCAAAGCCCTCAAAATTTAGTATACACTACTGGCGATCAAACAATTAGTGGGGGAAAAGAATTTTCTGGTACTGTTTTGTCTCGATTTTTAACCACTCGACCAGCAAGCGTTCCTAAACAGCCGACTTTTGCATTTTTGACTGGCGTCGGCGGAGTTTTCACCGGAACAAGACATGGAATTCCATTTACAAATTCCCTTGAAGATCAAGAAGCTTTATCAAATTTTATAAATTCTCAATCGTGGGTCGTCTCTGGTAGAGTTGGATTTTCCGGTCCTTACAATTTAATCACACCAAATTTAATTAATACTACTGGTTTTGTTAATATTCCACTCGATTCTGGTAATAATTTTGTATATGCATTTACGACATTTACGGTAGATGATAAATTTAAAAAAATAGAAAGAAGTGGAATTTTTGCCCTGTTAAGTGGAGAAAAATTTGGTATAGGTACTTTAAATCCAACAGAAAAAGCACATATTGTTGGAAATTTAAAATTAGACGGCCAACTACAAACTTCTCTACGCCCAACCGTTAATGGGACGGGCGTCCTGTTAAGTGGCGAGGCCGCACAAGCGGATTTAAGTTCGACAGTTCGAACAACTGGCGATCAAACAATTAGCGGCAAAAAAACTTTTGCCACTGGAATCGTTTCGCCTTTTCGAATCGGAAACTCCGGTGATCTTAGCTATGGAAAAATACAATTGTGGGAAACCGCTACGGAGTCTTATCAAACAATAAGCGCTGTAGACGGCGGGTTTACTTTTTCCCAGTCAGGTGCGAACGAAATGACTTTTGATTTTAGTAATGAATATATTACCTTAAGCCATCAACCAGGGGGATTTTATTATCGTTTTTTATCAGGTTTTGGGGGAACGGTTCCTATAGATTCTAACGTTGTACACGTAACTGGGAATGAAACAATTAGTGGTATTAAAGGTTTTGCAACACGACCGACAGTAAATGGAACTGGTATTCTTTTAAGTGGCGAAGCTGTCCCTCCCTTCGTAGATATAAATAATATTATCACTAATTTTAATTTTACCGGTTCATATAATTCAAAATTATTAACTATAAATGCATCTCAAAATATAACCGGAACGGTGCCAACAGGATTGTCAACTGGTTATAATGTTGCTTTTGTTCAAATGGGTGCTGGGCAATTACGTATTACTGGTCAAAATGGGGTTACAATCAGACAAAGATTAAATTTATATAATACAGCTGGTCAATACGCAATAGCTTCTTTAGTTCACCGTGAGAATAATGAATATATATTATATGGAGATCTTGTGTAATGTTTGGGAATTATGCAGCACATGCTGGCATTCTCGCTGGTAAAAATTTTGCATCTGTTAATATAGAGTGGGATTTTGGAAATATCCTAGTTTTAGGATATGATCCTTTTCCATCTAATATTAATGATAGACCTAGAATCAATACTTTTAGATCTGATAGTACTAATTTAAATTATATGTCTGGTGGGCGTTATGTATTTTATCCGCCATTTTCTCCTACTGGGGAAATTTTCGAACCCTGGGGAAATAGAAATACTGGTAATCAAAATATTAATATTCCATTGGCTGGTAATACATTTGCTGGTGTAGATGCTTTTATTCCAAGTGGGGTAGATGTTACTTTTGAGCCCCCAATAGGGCCAAATAGTTGGCAAAAAGTTGGTACAATTCCAAATGAAGACCAATATCAATATTTATTAAAAAATGGTACAAATCCAACATTACGAGTATTATTAAATTATACTGGTTTAAAGAGTTTCTGGGATTTTACATCTAATCCCGTGGGTAAACAATTGAGCGGTTTTGCAGTGTCTTTTTCGAGCCCCGCCAATAGTGGTGTCGTAATTGCTTATTGGAATGATGGAACTGCTCCGAATAAAATTATAAATGGGGAGACTGTTTCGCATACTTTCCAATAATTAGAATTTTTATAATTTAAAATGTGTGTACATATGTATATGAAATATTTCTTAATATTATCAATGTTTTTAACAGGCTGCGTATGTTTGAATCCAGATCACAAAAAATCTGCGCCACCAATTGCGAACACCGGAGAAGTTATTAATTCTTTAGAAAAAACAAAAACAGAATTAGAAAAAGCTGGTGATTCAAATACAATTGTTGGCGAAAAAGTAGATAAAGCTTTAACACTCGCTGAGCGTTTAGAAAAACTATTAGAACAAATTCAAGAAGAAAATTCTAAGAATGTAAAGGAACCAATTAAATGAAAAAATTATTACCATTAATTATATTATTAATTTTGTCTGGAACAAGTTTCGGACAATTTTGGAAACCAAAACCAAAGCCCACACCAGTTCCAAAACCAACTCCAGTTGTTGTAGAAAAATCTAAAAACCCAATACAGGACGCAAAACAAATAGTTAAAGAATTGCAATCAGAATTAAAAATTGCAAAAAATGAAAACGCGAAGTTGAAACAAAATTTAAATGAAGCTAATACTAATATTAAAAATGGATTTAT